GAAATATTAAAAACAAAATAAAAACATAAAAGAAAAATTAATATGATTTTGTAAATTGATATAAAAGACAGCATTATGCGCTGCCTGTAGTGTTTATAGGAGGCGGTATATTACCTGTAGTGTAATTGTATATGCGGCAATTATGCCTGATTATAAAGTGTGTATTAAATTACTTAGGAGCAGCATTATGCACTGCCCTTAGTGTTATAATGTGGTAATATAGCAGCCTTATGCACTGCATCGGCGGCGTTATGCACCACCGTCACCATAGCTCGGAAGTACATCGAACTAGGGTGAATTTAGTGTTTAGTAAGACAGCCTTATACACTGCCTATAGTGTTATGTGGTTGACAAGATGTTAATGTCTATGGAAGAACAGAACTAGGGCAACCACTGCTGTAGCAATAAGCCCCAGAACGATAAATGCTGATGTTCCTCCTACCAGCACTTTTAGCCACGACCACGCAGTGGCGGATATCGCCGACGTAAAGGATTCAGTATGTTGTGCTGGATAATCGACGATGTGGTCTTTCGGTGGCTTACAATCTCCTTTGCAGGTAACTGCACTAGTGCAGACCTGCAGCTTAAAAGCAGGATGGATGTTTGCAGTGGAGAAGTGGAATGTAAATGATCCGCTCTCAGCAAGAGTGACGTCATTCTCTTTAATAACTGCAACACCTGATGGAGAATGAATTGGACAGTTTCCTGCTTTACTGGATTTGTAGGCAACGGTGGCTATACCACCGAAATCGGAGGCATAAGTACACTCCGTAATTTTGCATTCCAGGTCTGAGACTGTCGGTGTTTCAGATATTCTGGTAAAAGCCGCATCGGGTATATCTATAGATATAGGGATGCTTCCCACTGCACAATTTTCTGCACGGAGCGGCTCCAGGGCAATCGAACAGCCAAACGGGGCTACGTCGTTCAACGGTGCCCCTTTGTCCCTTTTCCATCGTTCGAAGCCGGAGGGCGCCTGGGTGAAAGGTGTGTGCACGATACCAGCCTGGGGTCGTTGTAGCTTCAAGTTGGTGTTTGCGTACAGATCGTTGCTGGTTGATGTGCGTGATTGCAGGTCTCCAAAAGAGCCTGCTTTGCCGGTGCCGTACTCAGGAAAGTCGTAATTATACACTTCATGCCCATGAACCACCACCTTGTTATCGAATGGGGACCACGCAGATGACAGTGGACCTATGATGAGTTTGGCATCTCCTATTTTCGCGGGAGTTTCACCATTGACGTAAACATCTGCAGATCTCCAGCTGACGCTCCCATAAGTTATGTTCACCATTGCCTGAACAGTGCCTGTGTGTACTTTATAAGCTTTTGCGTGGTCAATAGAGCACTCTTCCGAGCGCTCTACATACGCCTCGCTCATCTGGGTGTTTTCAGTGTCGCAGAAGCAGTAGGCTCCTCCCCACATGAATGGGTAAACACCTGTAAACACCTGACACTGATAGTCAGGATGGGGTTTGGAGGTACATTGAGTGGCACCGCAGCATTTCACTACTGGAGAAGGCACTTTTGTCTTATACTTGCAGGTGATGTACTCCAGGTTAGTTGATGGAATTATCCTGGTATTAACCAGCTGTATCTGTAGGTGAACGGGTGCATAACCTGGGCGTTCGACTAAAGCTTTGTACGGGATCCCCACCTTGTTCGGCATCACTGCTGTGTGTTCGTACGCTGCGGCGCCCAAGGCGCCGCAGACAAGTAAAAAAGCCGGCCCACAGCAAAATAAGCAGCGCAGCATGCGCATGCATACAATAAGCGCTGCAAGTGGGATAAGCGTCTGCATCCAGAAAAAGTTTTGATTGTTGTTCCACAGGTAATTCAGCACTTGCAAGGTGTCATCTGCCCTCGTCGGCTTAATGCAGCAAAGTAACGCCAGGAGTATTGGGACTTGAGCGTTCGGGGCTAGTTTATACGGGGTTATGCAAAGATTGCGAGTCCTGCAAAGGAGCCACACGGATGTGACACAAGAGACCATGATGATAGCCACACAGGTGCATAACCCGATAATTGTGGTTAATGGGTATCTGTTGTAGTAATAGACTACCACTTCGTGCGGCCATCCATGTGGATTCCCTTCTCCTGACTCTTGAGCCCATACTCTTTTTGGTGGATGGTTTCCCCAGGTATACTCCAACCCTTCTCCGGTGACTGTGAAATTGACAGTTGTTGGTCGCTCAATCCATTGTCGAGTTGGATTTGCATCACTTCCAAGTGACCTGGTCGTCAGCAAGGTCGGGTGGTCCGGGTACAGGTGTAAAATCAGGGTGCGGTGTTTGTGCTCAACTAGAGGCTCTGGTGCCAGCGTGGCGATGCACTTGGCCTTAACAGGCACAAAGGGCACATGAAGTTTTCCTTTAAAAGTGTCGCCCTCTCCTCGAGGCAGTCTTCCAGAGTTGTACACCCATTTTTTGTTGTCAATCAGGTAAGCCCTGCATTGTTTGACATCCGTGCAGGTGGTTGTATAGTCGCTGCTGGTAGTTCCCTCTCGTACGTCTGGGCACTTGCAGTAGTATTTCACTTGGGCGCCGCTCGGTACCGTAATTTTCACCTTGGCACTGTGGATGCTAAGGAGAGAGTGGTCGGCAACTAGCCCGGGTTGATGCATCTCAACGTAGTGTCCTTGGTCTGCACGCTTGTGGGTGTAACGGTTGCATGGTAATTCAACTCCATGTTCAGGTGGGTGACGGTATTTCTCTCTACCCACTGGCCTGAATTCTACCTTATGGGCAACTGTGCACGTATGGCGGTTAGGCCCGTCGTGAAACCCAACTGTAACCGTGTCCCCTGGTGGGCATTGAGCCAGGATGTAATAGCCGTGGTGCGACACGAGGGAACAAGGGGCTGAGGTGCGCACATGCAGGTTGTCGATCTTTATTGATTTCTGCGTTTTGCCGTTCATGAAACTCATGTAGGCCAAATCAACTCCATCCGTCTTCAGACCGAACATAGCTGATGTCTGGATGCGGATGACTCCTGCGTGCGCATCCCCTCTGACTTCTTCTATAGCTATAGGGCTGTCGCACCGACTATGCCCACAGTTAGGGCAATCAGCAATATACGGGCGTGCCAGCTTATACTGGGTGAAATGAGTGTCCAAATCTCTCCTGGTTCTCCTAGCATTACATTTCACAGCGGCATCGAGCAGCTGATCATAGGCTCGGCTGTCGTAATTCTGTTCCAACATGGTGAGTGTTTCGTGTGGATTCTTTTCATAACAGCATGGCATGCAGGGTGGTTGATCACATGGAAACGTGATATTGGCCAGGACGCACATGACAGTGGCAAGCGACCATGGCTCTGACCCCTCTGGTGTATCTTTGACTGTAACCCCTTTTTGGTTCCATGTCACCACTGATAGAGCCGTCCTGGATCCTTCGTTGACTCCACCCAGGACAATTGCGACGACTCTACCTTTGTTGTCAAGAATAGGTCTCCCGCTGTCACCCTTTCCACCGACCCCCCGTGGTACGGTGAACCTATTGTTCTCATACTGTACAGCTCCATGGTGCCAGTTATAAAAGCCAGGAGGCTTGTCACTGGTGTACTGGAGGGTATCTGATTTCATGCATTGTGGCACATCACCATACTCAAGGTCATATATGCTGGCCTTCTTCAGCTTGATGGCGGCCAGTTGCTCATTGTCTATTCTGCCTTCTACGTGCAGCGGTTTGAACACTCGTCCACCCACGACGCACGCGTAACCATTCACCTGTCCGTTCAACATGATTGGAAACGTTTTATCTGACTCTAGCTTCATACACATTCGCTGTCGTTTGCCTGGTTTAGGTTTACGTTTTTGTTTCTTGGCAGGTGGTGGTGGTCGCTTCTTTTTCCTGCGCAGGCTTAGGCTTGGCGCAGGCTTCTTGCGTTTGGCGGGCGGTCCTGCTGGAGGGTTAGGTGCTCGTTGTTTCAAAGTCAGGTTAGCGATGGAACGTCTCAGGTCCTCAATTTGAGCTGCAAGTGGTGGCCTAAAGGGCCGCCACCTGCGCCTAGGCGGATTAGGATCCCGGTAAGCCATCGGGTTAATCGGCGCCATAGGCGGGTAGTTAAGTGTAGGGTATGGGAACATCTCTGATATTTAGATAGCAATATAATATAAATAGGTTAGATACTAATGCACAACCTATTTAGGTCAGCCGTAGAGGGTTATGGGGTGACCTCTTATGTGTTTAAAGTTGCTAACTGAAGATGCTAATGTGGTCAACGCTGTGATGATTAGTGACACGTAGTTCACCTCGTAGCGTGATTCAACTGCTTTCACCAGCTCTTCAGTGATGCCAATTCTGTTCCAACGTGCCGCTTCATCATGCAGAGCTCTGCGCCTGTCGACGTCTTGGTCATCGTCCAGTGGAAGCGGCTTACCTAGCTTAAACAGTCTCTTCAGGGGGTCGGCGACTCTACACGCAGTTCCTGTAATCTGATCGACTACGATGAACCCTCCGCAAAAGTACGGTGCCTTTACTCCGACTACTGCATCGATGATCTTCACTTCCATGTTCAACCACGTGGCGCACCGCTCTGCCATCAGTGCGTCAGATGTAACCCCTTTCACGATGTTGTCGTCGCCGATAAATGCTGCGCAGGGGGAAGTGGTCAACCGCTCGCGGAGCACGCGGCTAGCGATCATGATATTGACAACAGTATTGATAAAGAGTGTCAAAAACATCCCGGATTTCATCATTGCCCCGAACTTAAATCGGGTGCCTGTTGGTAAGTGCACAGATGTTATGTTCCCAAAGGCTGCTTCAATTAGGTTTAACAATGCCTGATCAACTCCTAGGTCTTCAAGAATCATTAGAGCGGACATGGCGATAGCATCGTCCTCGCTTTTATCAAAAGAAGCTATGTCTGTCTCTAGCACCGCGTCGCCGAATTGAAAGTGTTCTGCAATGATAGCATCAAAATCTTCTGCAGACATGTCAAACAAAGTGTGGATATTCGGTAGCAGCACAGCGTTCAACCTGCGCACAAGCTCTCGATGTATACCACATAGGTAGGCGGTTGCAAGTGGATCAGCTGCCTGTATCACCTGAACTTTTGGTCTTTCTTCAGTATGTTTTGTCCCGGGTGTGACCTTGACATCCCGTTTAAGGTCCATCACGAATCTATCCATTGGTATCTCATGCAATGGCTGTAAGTTATGCGTTTTCGCAAAAAGGGCAGCTGCTTTGGGTCCCTTTAACTTAGTAACATACTGAGTGACATTTTCTGCGGTGAGTCTTATCGGGTTTGTCTTGTAGAAGTCCCAGTACTCATCGTTACAGGCGTACTTTTTGAAACACTCTACGTTGAAGGCAGCTGAATCCAACACTGGAAGTTCCCTCATTTGAGTAACATTGCAATTCCGTTTCGTGGCTGCTGCTAGTACATCTTGGAGCGTGTTTTGAATCGGTGATGGCACTGCTGATCGTATCTCAGGCCGCAAATAACTGTGCTTCTTTGGAAAGCTCCTTAATTTAGCTGGGCAAAAGGTGGCAGTATCTAAACAGCAGGATGCTCCGTCCACCATGTCAAGATAGGCATCATACTCATCCGTTATGTTATAGCTGGCTACGGTGGGAAAATTCTCTTGCAGTACTAGGTTGCAAACTTTGACGGCCACTTCTGCTGATGAGAAGCTGTTGCTTGCAGTACTTGAATACATGGGAGCAGGATAGGTAACTTTGTAGCATTCAACTGGTTGCGGTTCTGCAGAGAGATATGAGCCTATCCCCTGCAGTAGACGCTCAACGGTGATTGCCTTCATGTTCTCTACTTTACGAGACTGATACCTGCTCCGATTACCTTCAGAAGCACACAATTGTAGTTTCTTCTGCAACAGCTTCTCACGCTCGAGATCGAGGCGCGGGGCGTAAAATTTCTCATGGACGGAACGCTCCAGGATTGGATACTGGAGTTTGCATTGCCGCGTAGATTTTTGTTGCAGGTGCCCTTGTCCCGTCTCGGATGAGAAAATGTACGCGCCCGCTTCGTACCGTCAATTCGAGTGCCTCCGCACAAACTCGTCAAATTCCGCTGCCGATATGGCCCTGGCGACGCCAGGTGGCTGCGTGTACTTCACCTGGCATTTACGCGGCTTTGGAATTGGTTTGATCGTGTCTGCGCTGCGGCTCATGTTATTAACTCGGGTACGAGGTGCTGGAATAGGTTTGATTTCAGACAAAAATTGAAACGGCGAACGACTGAAATCCTCCAAAATCTCTGCAACGCTGTCAAACGTGATTAAGTCCACGAACGTGTGTGAAGCACTTGCAGATGGGGTGGATGGTCTACTATCCTGACTTGGAGGTGACGGAACACGGGTTTCAAATCCGGTGATACTGGGTATACTCCACAGTGATCCTTGACTGGCGTGAATCTCAGCTTCGACAACCATTGTCGGAAAGGTAGGCTGCTCTAGACTCAACGATGAGGAGGTACGCACATCGAACCCAGTAGCGCTGGGTATGCTCCATAGCGAAACCTGGTCTACAGAGATTTCAGCTCCGCTAGAAGCAGATGCGCTTTGATACTCCCCCAGTGATTGTATACTGGTCGTCGATCCGTTGGTCGATGTACATGGAGGGCTAGGGATTCTTGCAGGTACGGGCACAGGTGGTGCAGGTCGCCTAGGCACCAATCTTTCAGGTTGGACCACCGGAGTGTCTTCCACTGTCACAGATGCGAATTTTCTTGGATGTATGGCCGGGGGTACAGTGCCGGAGAATATCACAGGTTTACTGCATTGAATTTTCTGAACCCCTGTAATCCTGTATTTCGGTAACTGAAAGGACGAACAAACTGCGAATTGTTCGTTCTTTGCCATACGTAATCTGTAAACTCGCTCTGCAGTCATTGCATAGTTGCACAGACACGGGATGGTGTGAGGGGGGGAAGAGGCTTCCGACTCTTCAACAGGACACTTAGAGCGGATGCTGTTCATACTCTCTCCCAACACGTATAAGCAAATCTGCTCGTTTGCTTCTTGCTTGTTAGGCCACATAGCGTTAATCTCAGCTACGTCTTTGGCAGTTTGATGAAACCTAGTCCCCTCTAGGTACGAATACACCTTGCCCTCGGTGGTTGAATAACCAGGTCTACCTGCCAAGCTGCTCAACGGGTGTACCCGTACCAGTTCAATGTCAACTGGTCTGTCATCCTCAGTAAGCTCTTCAACGCTTTCCTTCCGAGTGATAGCTTCCTTTATTCTTGACTCCCATTGCTTATCTAGACAGTAAATAGTGATGTCTGCGTCGGTAGTATCCATGGCTGTAAATAAATGGTTCAGCGATTGCATAACCCTGTCCTTACCACCTGCGTAAATGCCGGTAGATAACAACGGAATGGAGACTTTAGTAAACCTCTCGTTGTTGATAATTCTGGCAATGTCCATGTACACTTCAGACAATTTCTGGTCTCCTTCGTTTTCTGATAGCCGAGAAAAATTAGGGCCAACGGCATGGATGACGTTCGGAGAATGCTTGACAAGGTGCGCTTTACCAGTTGCTACCGGCTGCTTATCAAAAGCTCCAGGCCACTTCCTGTAAAGGGCGCCACACACACCGCCACCGGGTTGCCCTTTGTTGTTCGCCGCGTTAACAATAACCTCATCATTGCTCTTTGTTATGTCGCCGCGCACCACTCTATACGCAGGTGCTCTGCCAGCTTCATGTTGAGTTGACCCTTGGTATATGTTGTTTAACACAACACTCAACCTATCTTGATCTTGGAGATGGTTGCCGTTGTCCTTGCCGAAAAACACGAACGCGACCTCAGTGTTTTCCCAGGCACACTTCGGCTGGCACACACGTGAGAACCTGAATGAGCGAGCGACTGCAGAGATAATGTTCTCGGTGGCTCTGTCCGCAGTCCCATAGCCCAATGCGATGCACGTACCGCCTTTGTTCAAATGGTCCACTGCTTTTCTAGTAAGCATGCTGTGGTGGATCGCATGGTCCTCGCACTGTTGGTAATGGTGGTGTCGGTAGGGAGTCCTCACGTTAATAAAAATGATGTCATATTTGCCTAAAGCGGCAGGAATGCCCAGGTCCAGTTCCGCTTTATATGTACATTGTGGGCTTTGGCCTAATGTCTCGACTCTCTTTCCTGGTATGTTCATAGGTGTACCCACTACTAGTACGGTTTTTCCTGTCATCTTGGTCACTAGCTGGGAGTAATCACCGTTCCCAGTGTATCTCTGTGTGACAACCAATGAGTGTGGGAGTCTTCTATTCAGGGGTACCACATTTATTAGCGGGTTATAGTCTTTAATAGTGTCTGTGCGAACGTCAACCACTCTACCTGTATCCACGGCTTTCAGAATACAAGGATACCGACGTGCAAGTTCTTTAGCGTTGCGCATGCACAACCCATACATGTTTGGACCTGGGCTATTATCCCAGTGTTCATTGGTGTAAGACAGCGGAACAGTTGGCGCGGAGAACAACCCGCTGTCGATGTCGACCCCAAAGAATCTGGTGCAGAAAAAGTTTAAGGCCATCTCAGGCGAATACGCTTTGTCATCCTTGAACGCTGGAATAGTCTCCCACTGCGAGCGGGTCAGCGTAATATTGGCGGTGGCCAACACAGGTTCTAGCGCTTTGGCCCAGCAGACGTTCACTTTGTTTTGGAAAACGTCACTGCTAGCTGGTGTCTCAAGTATTTTCGCCATGATAGCGTCATGCTCAGCTTGCCATTCTTCCAGTGTGGCGGTGAAATTACCCGGGTACGATGCTGTCAACGTCTTGATCCAAGGGTCACCGGCCAAAGTCTTCCATACTATACGTTTTTCTGTGCGTGTAAGTAGTACATTCACATGCTCAGATGTCTGTGCGTATAACGGGTTCTCATTGACCTTGTAGCGCACTGCGTATACCCCTTTTCTAGTAAACCCCTGTGAGGCCGCTGCGGTCATGATCTCGTGGTTCTTGTAGTCAATCTGCAGTTGCTTAACCCACCCTCTGAAGCAGGTTAATATTATGTCATCCTTTAAAGGTTTGGTAGTACTGGTGGTATCTATTATGATCTTATCATTGCATGGGTTGACAGTTCTCATCCGTTTATCATAGAACAGGGTGGAAACAATGGATGTCACTGTCTTAGTGCATCGCCGAGAGATACTCTTGTGATACACTTCTGTGCATATCTCGTGGTTAAAATGCACTTTTAGACACATCATGTTAAAGAAGCCGCATTGTTTCGGATCTCCACACAATACAACTTTCTTTGGCTTGACGATGGCGATAAGTGCTAGCAGAGTCCCTGCATGGCAAGCGAATGCCTCGTCTATGTACAGTGTGTCGACGGAGTGTTTTACCCCATTTAGCAGCACTGAATCCACTGTGCGGGCGGCGATGTCCATGCCGCGCATGCGTTTGACGTCTTTGATGATTTCCATGCAATTTTCTTTCTTTGCACTGACCACCAGATCACGCTTGGTAACAGCGCTTTTGATTATACCAGACTTTCCAGAACCTGGGACTCCGTAGACTCCGATGGTAGGCACTTTGTGTGGTGCAGCAGGACGTGTTTTTAAACTCTCGTACGCAAATTCGTGGAATGGCGGGTCAACTAGTTCGCCGACCAGGCACATTGGTCCGGCATCCCCTTTCTTCACGCACTTCTTTGCGTCGATGTCAAATACGTACTCAGAGTCTGTCTCAGTGCTTTTCACAACCTTGTAGTACTCTTCATCTGTATTCAATGCCCCTCCGTTAACGGCAATGTGGTGTAAGTAACGGTTAACGAACTCCCGTTCGTTAAATACTATGGTTGCACTTTCACTCAGAGCCTGGAAATCGGGGATTGGTATAGCTGTACCACTGGGGACGATAACTCTATCGTGGTATGGCTCTACCTTGTATCGTCCTGCGCGCCCTTTGTGAGTCATCACGAGCACTTGCTCAGCTAACGGGTGAATACAAGCTAGCTTCTCGCTGTTAAGGACCGCTTGTGGTGAAAGCACTGCGTACGAGCCGATCATTTCTTCCCCTGGATACGTCGTGACCTTGATGTGTCGTCTAGGTGTCTCCACGCTGCCTGCTCCTGCCTCCTGCATGATCAGGTCGATGTCAGCCTCTACGGTCTCCTTATCGACCTCCGGCAGAAGTGGAGGTAATGCTGCACGTACGGCTTCAGCCTCAGCCACGGCTTCAGCTTCATCCTGCAGGCCTTTAAGGTGTGCAACGTCGGCCTCAGTAATAATTGGAGCGGGTGCCTTCTTTGCGTCGAATAGCATCTTAATTCGGCGACGCAATCCTATATCAGGCCCATAGCTGGTTGGTTGTGGGATGACAAAGGAATTAAATACGGCGGGCACCTTCTTGATAGTTTGAGTCCCAGGTCTCTTGTAAATGGATGTGATCTTGTGAGTTTTGAAAGCCCAGCAGCAGCCCATGACTAGGGAACGTTCCCGTACCCCTAGCCCTTTTTCGTCTTCCAGGTCTGCGCGGTATTCCCGGCACCGCGAGAACGCCTGGGCTACCACTGGTAATAGGTAATTCTGCATGGTATTTGTGTTACGTTGTGTTCTGCCATTGACGACAATTCGCTGGTTGAGCCCAACCAGCAGCTTCTGGGCGTCATCGACACTGACGTCAGTCGCCAGTATCCCGGTCATCTGGTCGCACAGTGTCGCTGGCACGTACGTACACACGGGGAAAGAGACCCTCTCCCCTCTTAACGTGTCTGTAACCTTGCAACTTAAGAATCCCTCTCGGTGCATGGTCGAAGCAAGATTATCCACTTTCCCGTAAATCCCAGGACTGAGCGTAATCTTCTTGACAACGTAACCTTCGCAGCTGACGATGGTGTTACATCTGCCTGTAAAGCTAGTTTTACCTTTTAGATGAAAGACATTAGGTAGATGCCAGCTGCGTAACAGTATTCTCTCTTCAGTATAGATAGTTGACCCCACAGAAAATATTACTTTATTAGTGGGTTGTAATTTCTTCTTCCTCATAATGGATACTTTTCCGAAACTCTTTTCGTGCAAGTCTGAACTACCCAGCCCTATATTTCTGGCTTCCAACACACTTTCATCGGCCCAATTTGTGTTGTATGTAGGGTAGGCGCCTGCCATGTTCTTATACATGAACGGTGTAGTATCGAACCCGATCCAATAGATAGTTCGTACACCTTTCAGCGCCTGGTAGTAAATGGAAGTCGGTGCATGCACTGCATATACATCCTGATATACGGCCACGGAGCCGTGGTACCTGCAAGTTGAGTCAGTGTGCATGCATAACGAGGGTGTCTCAGCGTCAGGCGTCGACATTACTGTTAGCAGGTCCGCGGCCTTAGAGGCAATACATTTGTCAGTGACATCACTTTTTCTAAGCTTGTCTGCGTAGCGGTAGAGTCTGTCAGGGTCTTCTGCGCTCTTCATTGGGCAAATACAGTGGTACTTATGTTTGGAATGCGTATGCCTTACAGGCGCGCTCCCAATATCCAGGATCACCTGGTCTGTATCCACTTCTCCCTCAATGAGCTTAGTAGCTAGGTGCGAAAACGCCCTAGCATTAGCATGGTCATTGTCAGTGACCTGCGTTGCTTCTATCTCAAAATGTGGAAAGCATCTTTGCAGTGACTTGACGAATGGGCTGTCTGCGTCTAAGTCAACATGAACTTTCTCCATTTTGGATAGGTGGAAATAGGGTGGTTGCCTCTACACCGTACCCTAT